CATGCTGTGATGGAGAAGACACGAAAATAGTTATGGCACAAAATATTAAAAAGATAGTAGCACAAGAATACTTAAAGTGCGCTAAAGATCCTATATACTTTATGAAGAAGTACTGTTATATACAGCACCCTACTCGTGGACGTATTCTTTTTAATCTATATCCATTTCAGGAAAAAGTATTAGAACACTTTAAAGATCAACAATATTTAATTACTCTTAAATCTAGACAGCTAGGTATATCTACTTTATCCTCAGCATATAGTCTTTGGTTAATGATATTTCATAAAGATAAGAACGTTTTAGCATTAGCAACTACCCAAGCTACAGCTCGTAACTTGGTAACAAAGGTTATCTTTATGTATGACCAACTACCAAAGTGGCTAAGGTTAAGATCGGTAGAAAAGAATAAACTATCTTTAAGACTAAAGAACGGCTCTAAGATACAAGCTAAGTCTTCTAACGCAGATGCTGCTAGATCGGAAGCTGTATCGCTACTAGTAATAGATGAGGCTGCTTTCATTGATAATATTGAAGAAACTTTTGCTGCTGCTCAACAAACACTAGCAACGGGTGGTCAATGTATGGCTTTATCTACTCCTAACGGTATAGGTAACTGGTTTCACCAAACATGGGAGAAAGCAGAGACAGGAGAAAATAGTTTCTTACCCATAAGATTACCATGGACGGTACATCCTGAAAGAAACGAAGAGTGGAGACAACAACAAGATAGGGATTTAGGACCTAGAATGGCAGGACAGGAATGTGATTGTGACTTCCTATCCTCAGGTGATACAGTATTTGAACCAGAAGATATGACCTTCTATGATGAAACTTATCAGAAAGATCCTATGGAGAAAAGAGGAGTTGATAGCAATTTATGGATATGGGAAGGAGTTGACTATAGTAAATCATATATGGTTGTAGCAGATGTCGCCAGAGGAGATGCAACGGATTACTCTGCATTTCATATATTCGATATAGAAGAATGTAATCAAGTAGGAGAATATAAAGGTAAAATATCACCTAAAGATTTCGGTAATGTACTAGTAGGAGTAGCAGCTGAATATAACGATGCACTATTAGTAGTAGAGAACGCAAACATTGGCTGGGCTACCATAGAGCAAATTATGGAAAGAGAATATAGAAATCTATATTACAGCCCAACTAATAATAGAGACACAGTAGAATCCTATATGACTAAGTTTGAAAGAGATAAACTTGTGCCTGGCTTTACTATGTCATCTAGAACTAGACCACTAGTTATAGCAAAGATGATCGAATACGTTAGAGATAAAGGTGTTTTGATTCAATCTAAGAGACTATTGAGTGAGATGAGAGTATTTATATGGAAAAATGGAAAGGCTCAAGCACAAGATAGGTACAATGATGATTTAATTATGTGTTTTGGAACAGCTCTATATGTAAGAGATACTGCTTTAAGACTCAGACAACAAGGTATGGACCTAGCGAGAGCTTCATTATCTTCCTTTTCTAATCTAAATTCTAGAAATCAAGCTGTAATGACAGTTGGAAAGCCGATTAATAATCCGTATCTTATAAAGACACCTGGAGGCGAAGAAGATATCTCCTGGTTATTAAAATAGACTATTTATTAAAAACGTACATTAATGGCGGACAAATCCTTATTTGGCAGACTACGAAGATTATTTTCTAACGATATAGTTGTTAGGAACATAGGCGGTAGAGAGCTAAAGATAGCTGATGTAAATCAGATACAAACGACTGGTAGATACCAAACTAACTCTTTAGTAGATAGATTTAGTAGACTTTATATCTATAACAACAAAAATATTTTTAATCCTAATCTTAACTATCAAACGTTAAGAATTCAGTTATACTCTGATTATGAGGCAATGGACACTGATCCATTAATTGCTTCTACTTTAGATATTATAGCTGATGAAGCTACAGTAAAGAATGATCAAGGAGAGATTCTACAAATACAATCCTCTGACGAAAACATACAGAGAGTACTTTATAATTTATTTTACGACGTTCTAAACATAGAATTTAACCTATGGTCTTGGACACGTCAAATGTGTAAGTACGGAGACTTTTTCTTAAAATTAGAGATATCAGAGAAATTCGGTATATATAATGTACTACCTTATACTGTATATCATATGGTAAGAAGAGAAGGTGAAGATCCTGAGAATCCTGCAAAAGTAATATTTCAATTAGATCCTGATGGATTAGCTTCTTCTCAACACCCTAATTACTTACCAAAGAGAAAGAACGATAGAAGAGTAGTTGACTTTGATAATTACGAAGTTGCTCACTTTAGATTAATTTCAGATACTGCTTACCTACCTTACGGTAGATCTTATATAGAACCTGCTAGAAAGATTTTCAAGCAAGTTACATTAATGGAAGATGCGATGTTAATTCATCGTATAATGAGAGCACCTGAAAAGAGAATGTTCTATATTAATGTCGGTAATGTACCGCCTAATGAAGTAGAGCAATTCATGCAAAAGACCATGAATCAGATGAAAAAGACTCCTTATGTAGGAGAAGATGGTCAATACAATTTACGTTTCAATATGCAGAATATGATGGAAGATTTCTATTTACCTGTTAGAGGAGGTGATACTTCAACTAGAATTGAAACTACTAAAGGTTTAGAGTATGATGGAACAAATGACGTAGATTACCTATTAAAGAAGATGTTTGCAGCTCTTAAGGTTCCAAAAGCATATTTTGGGTACGAAGGAGAATTATCCGGTAAAGCTACTTTAGCAGCTGAAGACATTAGGTTTGCTAGAACAGTAGAAAGAATACAAAAGATAATGGAATCAGAGTTAACTAAAATAGCTTTAGTACATCTATACTCTCAAGGATTCTCTGGTGAAAGTTTAACTAACTTTGAAATCAAGTTAACTACACCGTCAATTATATTCGAACAAGAGAAAATAGCTCTACTTAAAGAAAAGGTAGATTTAGCTGCTCAAATGAAAGACTCTAAGTTATTCTCTTCAGATTACATATATGAAAAGATATTTGATTTATCAGAAGATAAGTATATGGAGATGAGAGATCTAGTTAGAGAAGATTCTAAGAGAGCATTTAGAATAGCTCAAATAGAAGGTGAAGGTAATGATCCTGCTAAGTCTGGTGCTACTTACGGTACTCCACATGATTTAGCTTCTATGTACGGTAGAAGAGCTACTCCAACAGCAAAAGGTGCAGGTCAAGACGAAGTACCTCAAGGATATGAGGAAGCACCTAAATGGGGGGAACCTGGACCAGAAGGTGGAAGACCTACAGAAAAAGCATCTATATATGGAACTAACGATGCATTGGGAGGACGAGATCCTTTAGGAGTACATGGAATGCACGGTGGATTTGACTCCGATAATGATAAAGTAGCTGAAAATGTTAAGACTAACACAGTCTACCTTAGAAACAAAGAACTCTTTAAAGATATTGTATTTAAAAAATCTTCTGCTAAAGAAGCAAAGATGTTGAGCGAAGACAATATTAAAGATTTAGAGAATTAATACATATTTATATATAGTAAACGTATACAATGAGGATAAAACATTCAAAGTATCGCAATACTGGATTAATCTATGAATTGCTTGTAAAGCAAATCGCTTCTGATGTACTTGAAAGTAAAGAGTCAGATGCAATTCAAATATTAAAAAAGTACTATAGCGGTAAAACAACTTTAGCTAAAGAGTATAAGCTATACGAATTTGTAGTAAAGAACAACTCAGTATCTCAATCTAAAGCAGAAACTATTATTTCTACTATTACTGAGGTATCGAGAAAGTTTAATCAAAAAATACTTAAAGAACAAAAGTATGCTTTGATATCAGAAATAAAAAGTAAATATAATGTTGACGAATTTTTTAGCGTCGATGTAAGAGATTATAAAGCATTAGCGTCTTTATACTGTTTATTAGAAGCACAGAATAATTCTAATTTAGTAGACCCTAGCTTTTTAATTAATAATAAAACTACTCTTTTAGAACACTTAACATCTAAGAAGCAAAATGAAGAAGATGTAAAAGATTCTCTTATAGAGCAATATAGTAAGTATGATAAGGATTTGAAACTATTAACGTTTAAAATTTTATTAGAAAAGTTTAACGAGAAATACATAGACTTATTACCAGAACAAAAGAATATTTTAAAAGAATTTATTACATCAGTTAATTCAAGTAAAAAGTTATTTACATTAGTAAATAAAGAATTAAAAAAGATCTCTGAAGAAGTAAAAAAATTAGGAGATAAAGTAACTGATGATATTATAAAGATAAAATTAGATGAAGTATCTAAGAGCATTCAACCTCTTAAACCTACTGATAAAGTAAATGATACTCATTTAGTAAATTTAATGCAGTATTACGAACTAGTCAACGAGTTAAATAAATTATGACCCGTACTAAACTAAGAGAGTTAGTTAGAGAAGTAATGCAAGAATTAGATGAAGCAAACGTAACTGGAGGAACAGCTACATTTACTCCCGGAGATGGGATGAATTATGCAACACCTGCAGCTTTCGGTAAAGCAACAAGAGCTAAAAAAACTTTAACTAAGTTAGGTTTCAAACAGGTTAGTCGTCCTAAACGACCATCACATACTAAAGGATTTGATTATTTATAAAAAATGAGACAAGTAACAGTAACAGAAAAGTACAGAGCCGTATTAGAAGGTAATATGGCAAAAGGTGAATTTGTAAGACAAATGAGACTTGCACACCCACAACACATAACTCAGTTTAACGGATTCGATGACTCAGTTCAAATTCTTAAAAATAGAGGTTTACTATTTGAGATAAAGAAAGAAGTAGTAGAAGAAGCAAAAGAAGCAGAATATGCTGAAGATTGTTTACCTTATTCTGATGAAGCATTCCAAAGAGGAATTAGATATGAACTTCAGTCAAAAGGTATTGAAGTACATGCAGGAGCAAATATTAAGTTAGAAGACTATGATTCTGCAAAAGGAGCTGCTCAGACAAACTTGACTAAAGACCCAATGCATTACCTTAATCTTGTATCAGGTGAATCTTCTAAAGTAGACAAACATGATAAACCATCTGAAACTAAGAGAGGAGCAAAAGATGTTGATACATTTAATGGACTTAAAAAAGCTGATTTAAGAGAAGCTAAAACAATGCTTAAGGAAGGTAAAATGGATGACTTAGCTGAAAAGCTAGGAATAGATGTAGGTAGATTACAAGCTGCTGCTGATAGACTAAGAGAAATGGAAAGAGAAGATGCTGCTAAAACAGCCGGTAAGGTAAATGCAATGAAAGCTATTATAGATGAAGAACCAGATGAAGT